TATGACCGGAGAAGGTTTTTCAAATGCTGCTGGAAAAGCAGGTGCTGCTAAATCTTTATTAGAAGGTGTTACAGGTAAGTCACTTGGTACAATGGCAGGAGGTGGTGAAAAAGGTGGAGCCGTAGACGGAGCTACTTCAGGAGCATTATCAGGTGCAGCATTTGGTCCATATGGAGCTGCTGTAGGTGCAGTTGCCGGTGGTATCATGGGTGCAGCTAAATCAAGAGCTGCTAAAAAATCCAAGCAAAGAGAAATTGAAGGAAAGAAACTGGCTGCTTTGGGTCAGATAGAAGAAGATAAAGGTAAGGCTATTGCAGAGGGTTATAACAACATGGCTCAAAATATATTAGGAGCATTTTAATGTCTAGATATGTAAGTTATCTAATTGACGATGTAAGAAACTCTTCAGAGAATACAGACGTATCAGATACTATAGGTATCCAAGATGCGGAGTTTCTTAGATTTCTTAATGACGCTCAATTTAGAATACAAAACCTAATAACACAAAAACATCCATCGGTATTTCTAACAGAATATACTACGGCAGTTGTGGCTAATCAAGAATCATATACATTACCAAACAAAGCCTATATGGGAAATAAAGTTAGCCAAGTAGAATTTAGCTCAGACACTTCTGGTACAGATAACTTCTATCCTCTAAGACCGGGATCTCTATTCGAGAGAAACTCAGGTGCTGACGGTAATCCTCTAAAGTACATTAGAAAAGCGGGGGCGTTTTTAATAGTGCCTATACCAACATCTGCTTCTGGTCAATTAAGAGTAACGTATACTCACAAGTTACCAAAGTTAGATCTTAGAAGAGGATCGGTTGCTTCAGTAACGCTAACTACTTCTGCAATATCGGCTCTAGCTCTAAACGTATCAACAGATTCTGTAGACTCTACGGAACTTGCTAAGTTTACTAGAATAAGTATTGTTGACGAGGAAGGTAATGTTAAAATGCGAAATATCAAAATCACTGGTGTAGACGCTGCAACAGGAGTCGTAACAGTTGATGCCGCTTTTGCTTTTGAATCAGGGGAGACTATTTCAGTTGGTGATTACGTCGTAGCAGGGGCTTATTCTTCTACGCACGTTTTGTTAGATGAAATGGTTGAAAGATACCTTATAGCATATTGCACACTAAAGATTCTACACAGAGACAGTAACATCACAGATCTTCAAGCCCAATTAGCTTTGGTTAGAGAGATGGAAAATGATATCGTTACAGCATACTCTGAAATATCAGATGACATTATGGAGATTCCTGATATAATAAGTTATGATGACGATTGGAATTTTTAAAGGAGCTTTATGGCATACAATATAAGTAAATACTATAACAACATACTTGGCTTGGATCTTAGGGTGTCAGACCTACTCCGTTCTCAAGGCGCGGCTACTGAGGCTAAGAACATGATGTTTCGTCAAACAGGAGCATTGTCAAAGCGAGCAGGAAGCCAGCTTAAAATAGATACTGGACAAGGAGGCTCAGGTTTAATTAAGTTTAATAATGTTGAAATAGGGACGGGTATTATTACTGAGGAACTTCTTTCAGTAGATGATAATTTAGAACAGTACACTACACAAACATTTACAATAACTTACGCAGGTACAGATACTGCTTATTACGATTTATACTTAGATACAACATTGGCGACGTTTCAATTTGAAATATTTGACAATAACGTATTAGTACTATCCGTTGATCTAGGTACAGGTCAGGGAGCTTCAGACACAACCATAGCAGGGCTTAAGACGCTTGTAGATGCTGTCACGGACTTTTCAATGACAATCTCTAGCACAGGTACAGAATCGGCTGCATACGCTCCAATAGGGCGCTCAGTTAATATATCGGCTACAGGAACGTCTACATCATATTTTACATGGACTACAGTGCCTTGTCCGGGAACTTATACAGCACCATTTACGAATCATTGGGCAATAAGAAATGCAGCAGACTTTGAAGTTGTTAGTTATGCTCAAATGTTAGACGTTCTTTATATTGCAAACGGTTATGACGCTCTTCATAAATATGACGGTAATAGAGTATATAAAGCAGGTCTACCAGTACCAACTCTCCCTACAAACGCTACTACAGGAGCAGGTTCTTTAGGAACAGCAGGAAGTAAAGTATATAAGTGGATATACACTATGGATCATACAGACGCTAAACAAAATATATTGATATCGGCACCTAGTGCAGAAACTACTCATACAACAGCCGCTTTAAATGAGAGTCGTGATGTTACAATGACTAACCTTACTGCAGCCGGTGGTTATGGTATGGCTCAAGCCATTGTTGATGGTGCTCATTCGGCAGACACTACAATAGCCGTCGATACAGGTCACGGTTTATTAGTAGGGGATCAAGTATATTATAAAGATTCTGGAACCGCTGCTGTATCAGTAGCAGAAGTAACTGCAGTAGCGGCTAATTTAATCACGTTGGACACAGCAGTAACCATTGCAGACAACTCTATATTAAGCCAGACTAAACTTTCTTTATGGCGTACTAAAGAAGATGGTACTTTGTTTTATCTAGAAGAAGAATTTATAAATGATAATGCAACAGCAACTACAACATATACATCAACTAAGGCAGACTCTGCTTTACTTATAGATTTTATACCTTCAGTAAAAGTTCCGGCTTTACCTCCGACATGTAGATATATTGACACTTGGCGTGGACAACTGGTAATGACAGGAAATAGAGAAGATGTTAATACAGTATATTATAGTGATTTTGATGGAGAGTCTTTCCCAGTAGACCAATCATTCCTAACGGAATCTAGATTAGGTGGAGGTAACTCTGGAATCAAATCATTAGATAACAGTCTGTTTATATTTAAACCTCGGAGTATTATTACATGTACAGGAGACTTAGGGTTAGATAACTTTCAGGTTGATGGACTTGCTGATGATGGTATTGGGTGCGTAGCTAACGCTTCTATAAAAGAGATAAACGCTAGGTTATGGTTCCTTGGTAAAAGGGGCGTTTATAGCGTAGACAGAACAGGACATAAAAAAGAAAGTGAAATGGTTGATCCTAAGTTTAACGGATCTTTCTTAGAGAAAAGGGCGATTGCTCATCACTGGATTGAAAAAGATTTATATGTATTATCTCTCCCATTGTTTACAGTAGGGACTAGTTCTGAAAACTATATGGATACTACAAACTCTTTTATTATGGTATACGACTTATATAGACAAGCATGGTACGAATGGAATAAGGTTAATTTTGTTGGAGGTATTGCAGAGTATAATGGGGAACTGTATACATCGGCTAGAGAAAGAGATCCTGTAGGTAGTGCAGTAACTACAACATTATCTAAAACACTGAGTCTAGGTACTAGTGATGATTATGCTGACCATGTAACCGCTATAAGTTTTTCTTATAAAAGTCATTGGGAAGCCATGGGAGAGCCTAGTATACCTAAGAAGTTTCTTAGATTAAAGGTACATAGTTTAGACGGGACAATCAACGACTTTGAAACAGACAAATTTACACTTGCCATAACAACAGAGCATGATTATTCTCAAGCAACCGCATCTAGCTTTTCATTAGATTTTTCTGGAGGGTCACTGGGTTGGGGAGCATCTTCTTGGGGAAATTTTCCTTATGGTGAATCTAGATTAGAGCAAATGACAAGTAAACTAGCTAGTAAAAAAGCTAAGTCGTTACGAACAGTGTTTGCTAATAATACGCTTCATGAAAACGTATTAATTTCTGGTTATGAACTTGAAGTATCCGCTTCTTATGATCTTCAGATAAAGGAATAGTATGAAGATTAATTTAGAGCGAATTAAGGATGTGGTTAACTTGACGAGACAGTTAGCCGTTGGTTTAAGAGATCTTACGTTTGGAGACAATTTTAACTCCGCTGAACATGAAGTAACAATTACAGCTACTTCTGAGTATAGAATCCGTAACTCCTTGAATTTCATACCAACTAGGTATATAATAGTTAACCAGACAGGTAACGGATTGGTTACTAAAGGCACAACAGAATGGACAAGTGATTACATATATTTATATAACAATGGTGGCGTAAGCGTTACAATAACAGTAATATTTTTAAAATAAGGAGTACAGAGTGGCAGAGAGTAAATATAGTAAGGCAGCTTTAGATAAAGCAACAAAGAATTTCACTGACTATCAGACAGCAACGGCTAAATATAAAGGGGCTAACAAAGGTGTTAACGATCAATGGACAGCCAGAAAGAACGCAATGGATGCCACTCAGAAAGGTTATGATTATGCTCAAAGTCTTAATAATTTAGACACAAGCACCGTATCGGGAAAGATAAAACAACAATACGGTGAAGCCGGTTTTGAAGATAAACAAATGCAGGATACTATTAAAGGTATTCAGTTTGGGGAAACAGTTTTAGGTGAAGAGGGTCTAGGTAGAATCAGCCAAGAACAAAATGACCGTATGAGAGGTATGCAAGACCAAGCAGCGGAAATGGCTAAAGGGTATTCTTCAGCAGAAAACTTAGCCAGACAAGAAAAAGGTATAGAGGGTATAAGTGGTAGTACTCAATCTCAGTCTAGAGCGGCTCAAGCAGCAATGGCTAGAAGCGGTGTTAAAGGTCAAGCAGCAGGGGCGCAGTTAGGAAACATTGCAGCTTCAGGTGTTCAGGCTAGAGGTAACATGGAGAGAGATTTAATTATAGCAAATAGAGATGCACAAATGCAAGGTATGCAACTTCAGCAAGGTGTTGAAAAAGACGCTACAGCTAATTCTCAGTTTGATCTATCTCAAGCAGCCAAAGAGAAAAAGATGCTTTTAGCCTCTGGATTTGGTTATGCCGGATTAGGCGCTACAGAGCGTGGTGCTAAATTAAACGCAGATGCTGTAATAGCTTCGGCTAACACACAAGGTGGCGGTGGTGGTGGAGGCACAGTTATATGTACGGAACTTCATAGACAAGGATTACTATCGACTGAACTATATAATAAAGATAAAGCGTTTAGTGAAGAACTAATGAAAGCTAGACCAGAAATATATATTGGTTACTTCCTATGGGCACAACATCTTGCAAAAGCAATGGCAAATTCTACATTACTAACTACTCTAGTTAAACCTGTAGCTTTGGCTTGGGCTAAACAAATTGCAGGAGAGAAGAGTTTACTAGGAAGTCTTATACAAAATGTAGGCGCTCCTTTATGTGGCTTTATAGGGAAGATTGTTATAGGATATAATAAGTTAGTAAAGGCATAAGATGGCTAAGAAATGGTATGAGGAAGAAGATAATAAAGGTAGACCACTGGTTAAAAATCAGAAGACACCTTTATCTACACAAGCTGCACGTTATACTAACTGGCTTAAAAATACTCATGGAGATAAAGTTAGAGTAACTTCTGGTGACAGGGGAAGTAGTAATCATTCAAAAGGAAATGCTTTTGATCTAGTAGGTATTGAAAAACTATCTAAAAAAGACCAAGATAAAGCTTATAAAACTGCAATAGAAATGGGGCTTAGAATAGGTAATGAACAGAAAGGTAAGAAAGGTGTTAAAGGATGGACAGGTTCTCATACACACATTGATGAAAGTTCTGGACCTAGTTTTACTAGAGGGGGCGAATCAGGAGCCGCTAATAGAAAGAATAGAACAAAGAAAGAAAATAAAGAGAATAATGAATTTCTACAATATTTAGAACAATTAAGAAGTAAAGATTTAGGTGAAGAATCAATGGGACCTTCAGAAGCCCCTCCTCAAATAAACCGAGGACCTGCATCAATATCACCAATAGAAGAAGAAAAACCAATAGCGCCTACAGGGGTAGATATGAGAAAAAAAGAAATGACTGATGAGGAAAGGCTTAGATCCGATATGGAAAGAACATATGGGGTGTCTTATGAAAGACAAATGGCAGCTATGCAACCAAAGATTGAAGATGATATAGCAAACTCACAGGCTAATCAAGATAGACAAAAACATTTACAGGAAAAAGCTAGAATCGCTGCTAAAGCAAAAGCTACACAGATGGATGTTAAGGCAGAAGAAGTTGCTACTAATAAAGCAAATTCTGAATTAATTAAAGAAAAGAGAACAGACATAATTGCTGCAGTAAAGGCAGATCCTAATTTAAGTGTCTCTCAGAAGAAAGAAGCTGCTAAACACTTAAATAGTAATGAATCTATAGATAGAACAACTCGTAGATTAAATTCAGACACACAAAGCAGTAGCGTAGCAGATCAATTTAAAGAAGCACTTACATTCTTTGCTCCACAATTACTTGGTGGCTTAATTGGACAAGGACTAGCAGGTGGTGACGAAGGCTTCATAGCAGGTGCTGAACAAGGTGGTCAATTAAGAGATTCTTATATCGGTTATAAACAAAAAGAAAAAGAGTTGGATTTAAAGAAACAGGCTGCTCAAGCAGGACCTGCAAGAAAGACATACCAACAACTTAAAGATACTTATTATACATTACCAGATGGAAAACAAGTACCTATATTTGGGGACCCTAACAATGCAACCTATGTACATCCGTTAACAGGACAAGCGTTGTCTGCAGAAGAAATGCAAAATGTAACAACTGGTGAAGGTAGACGAGTAGATCAAGCAGCTCATACAGTAGCTAAATCTGCTGAATTTTCTGGTAAACAGCAAGAAGTTCAAAGTGGTTTCGATAATACAAGAGCCTCTTTAAAAGCTATTAATGATTTATATGATAGTCATGATCCTCAAACGGGTGTACTTCAAGGTCGTTATAATGATTTAGCAGCAATGGCAGGTGCGGATAATCCTAGATATGTTGCTCTAAGAACAGAGACTAATGCAGCTATTGCATCATTCTTAAAAACTACTTCTGGTGCGACTGTATCTGAACAAGAGAGATCATTCTTAAGATCTATTATACCTACAACTACAGATAGTCCGGTAGCTTTTGAATCAAAACTAAAAACATTTAAAGAAATTGTAGTAAGACAACAAATGAAAGAGTTAGAATCTATAGCATCTACTCAACCATTACGGTCAAAAACAGCTACATCTAAATTACAAAGGCTTATTGAAGAGAATAGAGAAATTGCTACAAAATATATGAAAAATCAAGTAGGTCCTTCACAACCACAGGCTCCTGCAGGAACAGCATTTCAAAGGATTGAAAATATGTCACCAGAAAAAAGAGCAGCTTACGAAGAATTTAAAAGAAATAGAAAAGGAAGTAAATAATGACTAACGAAGAAGAATTTGAAGAATTAGCCCTTTTAGAAGAATTTGAAGCATCTCAACCAGCTCCTCAAAAAGAAGTACACACATCTGCACTTGAAGCAGGGGTTAGAGGTGCGGCTCAAGCAGCAACATTTAACTTTGCCGATGAAATAGAAGCAGGTATAGATACGGCTAGAGAGTATATTGGGGAAAAAGAATATACATCTATAGAAGACTTATCAAATGATTATAATAAAAATTTAGAAGATGCTAGAAGAGAGTTTTCTAAGAATAAATTCGATCACCCTACTGCTGATATGGTTGGTACTGGAGTAGGTATCGTAGGATCTATGGTAATTCCCGGAGGACTTGTCGCTAAAGGTGCTACATGGACAGCTAAGGCTGCCTCGGCTGCTAAGATAGGCGCTGCTTATGGAGCGTTTGCCGGTGTTGGTCAATCTGAGGATAAGATGTCTTTAAAAGGCGCTCTAGACGCTGCTGAAGGCGCTGCTATAGGTGCTGTTGGCGGTGCTGCAATAAGCGGTGCGATAAGTGGCGTTTCTAATCTAGCTAGTAGAGTACCTACTGGTGAGCCAAAGAGACTTATTAACATGGCTTTTAAAGGCATTGGACTTAATTCAGAAAGCGCTCGTAGAAAGTTTGCTAAAGATCTAAAAAGAAAAGGCGTTGAGCCTGTTGCTTGGTTAAAAAGAATATCTAAAGAAACAGATGTTGATGGTAATCCTTTAGTGGATAACATTACACAGTCTTTCACAGAGATTCATTCTAAAGCTAATAATAAAATTATTAAATATGCAGAACAACGAGATGATATATTAAAGTCTGTCAGTGTTAAAATGAGTAGGGAAGACGTTGCTAAACAACTTAAAAGTGCTTTGGTTAGTAGTAAAGGATCAACAGCAAAAGACGCTGCTTTTCTTGATGGTTTAATAGACGATGTTGTTGTAATGAAGAAAGGTATGATTAAATCTAAAGATCAAGGAGAAATTCTTGGTAAAGTAATTGATGAGAGTCCTTTAGACGCATTATCCCTAAGCCAATTAAGAAAAGGTTTAGACGCTAATATTAAATTTGATTCGGTTACAAATAGTAATGCAGTTAAAAAAGACTTAAGAACTATATTCAATGACATTACTGATAACTTAGTGGCTAATAATACAGACGAGGCTACGGCAGCGGTTGGAAAGAATCTTAGATCAAAAATGTCTGATCTATATGATCTTCAAGGATCTTTAGAAAAAGGTATTGAGCATGAACAATTTGGTGACGCGGCTTTAGTAAAAGATCTAATGGCAGGTGCTAAAGCTAAAATGATGACTTCATGGATGGGAAAAGGCGTTGGAGAAGTGGCTCAAGTTACTGGTATATTACTTAGACAAATGGCAGTTTCACCTAGAATAAATCGTTCTATGGCTTTTAACGCGGTTCGTATAGCAGATTCTCTCCCTAACATAGCAGAAGAAAGTCTACGAAGACTTTTAGTAACTGCGGAAGATGGAGATATGGTTCAGTTTAATCAAGAATTAGCATCAGCGGTTGCTGAAAGTGACCTTTCTCAAGATCCTATACCAAGAGAAGTAGATGAAGCTTTTAAGAGAAAAGATTCTATTATAGCTCTGGCTCAAAACTATGATCCAGGTGTGGCTAGTACTTTAAGAAAAGCGTTTTCAGAAAATAATAAACAATTGGTTGCGCATATGTTGGATAAGCTTTCAAAAAATCCGGGAGCTGATAAGTTCTTTCATAGTGGTGTCGGATTTGATGGTATTGCTTATGATGAGGAAGATAAAGCTACGTTTGAAAGACAGTTAAAGACTAGTGATATACCCGGTGCGCAACGTATTCAAATGTTAGATGCATTAAGAAAGAACGGGACAATTCCTAACTTAGAGGATATAGTGGTAGCGCCACCTAAGACGCATATACCACGAACTAAAAAGTCTCACGACTACTAAGATTTATCTGGAGCTGACAGGGCTAATAAACACAGCGGTATAACAGCCGCTGATAATAAAAATCCTTCAGCATCCTTTATAATCAGGTTATAACCCATACTCGCTAAAACTAATGCTAAAAATATCTTTGCTCGTATCTTCACGACTTCACCGCCTTGGCTATCTTCTCTAAACTTCTACCACCTGCATATGCTCCTAAAAATACTTGAGCCAATTCATATACCTGAACAGGAGCAGATATTACTCCAAACCCATCCAGTAGAATTAGAGCAAACAATACCAAAGCACAGATAGGTCGCCATATAGAAGTTAGCATATAGGTTGAGTTAGCCTCTGCTGTCATGAGCTTGATAGATTCTTTGTGCATCTCACTTTGAATCTTTGCCAACTCATTCTTCAACTTACCTCTTTCTTCATCTGAAACGTGAAGATTGTCTATAAGCTCTACAGCCGGTTTAAAAATACTTCCAATTAAACTTAATACATTCATTAAAATACCCCTTCGTCTTTAGCTAATCTAGAATCCTCTAACTTTAGCTCCTTCAATTTATTCTTTAGATCGTGCCACTCTTTATTCATTTCCTCAATATCCCCTTTATCTGCTAGAGCCGCTTCCATGCGGTTACCTTTTATCTGAGCCTCCTCTATAAGAGATTCTAGGGGTCCATAATTAGACGTTTTACAACATAATCTCATCTCATTTAATACGTCACACATAGTCCTGTTAACGTAGTACCTGCTATATCTACTCATTCTCCGACTCCCAGTTATCATATACCGATCTTAATACTTTAAAGTTCTTAGGTTCGCCCATAGGGTTTAACCAGAAACAAACATTACCATTACCTTTATAGAAAAATAACGCTTTTAGCTTTACATAGTTCTCACCTATGTGGTGAACTTTATAAACCTTCCATTTAAGGTCTGAATTTACTACAGTTCTCATTATTCATCCTCTACTAAAGGCAGCATTATTACTTGCCCTTCTTTAAATCTCAACGTACCAGAGGGAAACTCCCCGTCTAGTAATGCTATTGTTACGTCTTCTAAGGCGTGTATTATAATCGTGTTTTCATCAAACTGGATATTTAATACATCTTCTTGACAACTAGGATCTCTATCTAAAATCATTAACCTAGGTATGCGCATAAAAACCCTCCTATAAATCCCATTATATAAATCAATACTGAAAAAGTTATTAGACTCACTGTTTCTCCTCAAATTCGATTAAAAGTTCTATACAGTGAATCGCTTTCTTTAAGTCCTCAATACCATTTTTATCCTTATAGCGAGTTATATACTTGATCGTATTACTCTGCCCGTAGTTCAGATTGTTCTCAAGGCAATATTGCATTGGCTGAATCTTTAGTTTAGAATAATGATTTCCTGCAACCTGAACGTCACTGGCTTTAACTTCGTCTTCTTCGTCATCGATAAAATCTACACTATAATTATCAACTACCGGACTCCAACCGTCTAACCAAACAAGCCGATCTTCATAAAAGAACTGCTCAGAACCTTCCGTATATCTATACACAAGGCTCCCTATACTGGTTATTTTACGATCGTCTTTTCCCGGAATACATATTGTCATTCCAATTTTTAAATCACTCGCTTTCATTTTTGTCTCCTTCTACCATAAGATAAATTGCTCCAACCGCTGCACCTAGGGCATGGTACGGAGAACCGTACGCTACGAAAAATACAGTGTTTAGTATTGTCATAGCCATTAATAATCTCTTCATTTCCTCTCCCAATATTTATATTTAATAATAACTGATACAAAAACTGTATTAACCCAATAGTTAATTAGTAAAGGCATATCAAAACCATGCTTCAAAATAACATAAGCCTGAACAAGTACTTCCCCTGATAGCCACATCCAAAGTAAGCCAGAACTAACTCCTTTGGCGTGTCCATCTTTGTAACAAAGATAGGCTTGAGGAAGACCACAAAATGCAAATAAAAATCCACCAACATATCCAATTACTTCTACCATGACTATTCCCTTAAATCCTCTTTCAACTTCTTTAAAAAGCCCCATCTGGCATGTTTGCTCAGAATACCCTCTATATGGTCCAAATACAGCGCTACCTTCGTTTTCCTGAACCACTCTAACTTGCACTCGCCTATACAACCCTGCGCTACTAAGGAGCGAATTGACATGATTCCATAGATCTCTACTCTTCCAGTATCTACGCATACCGTACAAGGAACCAAGTAGTGACACAATTTCGTATCATTTATGATAGGGTCCTTTCGCTGCATAATCCATGAGGCACCATATTTAGACTTACTCTCTAGAGTTTGTCCTTTAACATGAAAGTGAAATTTACCATCAGTTAGGTCTGCATCGTATGATTTTTGTCGTGTAGTGTGGATAGTTAAATCCGGTTTACCTACGTTAGAGCCATGCGCTTTAAGGACTTTGTATACAGCCAGTTCAGCCATCGCGCCACTTATTATATCCTCTTTCTTAAAGCCACCTCTTTTTTCATAAAGTGCTTGGTTTTCAGCCACCCTTAAAGCAGCAAACTGTTTTGCTTTTTTCTGGTCAACTTTACTAAGATATATCGTCTGAACTTGGCTTGTCGTCATAAACTCTCTCCTGAATACGTTTAACATTACCTACATACTCTAGAATAACGTCTTCTAAAATTGTCTCACCGTTGTTTAATTGGTAGAGAACATCACTTTCCTCTCCTAAAATAGTCATCTTTACAATAATACCTACGTTAAGTACACCTTGGTGGTTATACACTACAATGTCATTTATATTAAATTTAGTTATAATGATGCCTCCGTTGGTTCAAGAACCTCTAAGCATGAAATACATACCCAATAATGGGTTCCATCTCTATCTTGCATCTTCTGTGTGGTATGGAGTTCATCGAAATCTCCTCCGCACTCCTCACATAACATCTTGTCGCTCATTTTTCCTCCTCATAAGCAGCTTTTAAGTATTTATATATTTCTGGATAAACGTCTATTAATTTATTATGCATCCAGATCGCTCTTATTATTTTTTCCTTTTCCTTTTCTTTCTCTGACATCTCGTTCGCCATACACCACCTTTTTAATTTTATATATACTTATGTCCAGCTTCTCAGCAATTTCTTTATATGTCATACCACGTTCTCGCTCTATTAGTATGACTTCAGCTATACTATCCTTGTACCTCATTTTTCTCCTTGTCAAAAGCCCCACATCTACAACCATAATGAAAAAGATCTCTACTCTGGCATCTACAAATTATCTTTAATTGCTGCTTTATACAAGGTATCCACGGAACTTTTTCAGACTTAACTTCAATAGAATCTCTATCCCAAAAAAAGTGTTCCTCCTCATGAATAACTGTAACCCATACGGAATTAACCATTTCTACAATAACTCCCTCTTTACCGTAGTGCTTATGAGTAACCTTATCACCTATTTTAAATTTATCTGACATAAGAATCCTTATTTGGTATAATAATCTGAAATATTTGATTCAACACCGACTAACACATCTGGAACAACTGTCTTCATAGAGTCTATCATTATTTGCTCTTGTTTTGTAAGTAATTTCTCAGCATCACTCTTCTTAACTTCACATATGATTTCGTCGTGTACGAATCCAACCACTTTAAACCCGGCTTTGTCAAGATTATATAAAGCCAATTTAGCACCGTCCGCTGCAAGACCTTGAAAAGGAGTATTCTTCTCAGCACAAAATGTAGTATTTCCACGTTTTCTCCCTGTTAATGTGAATACATGTCCAATCTCATTTTTCATATAATCTTCCATTTCTGGAAAAGCGTTAAACCAAACGTCTTTCATTTCTTTGGCTTTCTCTTTAGTTAAATCTAATCCATAACCATTAGAAAATTCTATGAAGGTATCTACACCAAGACCACCGGGAAAGCCGAAATTCGCTGCCTTAGCCTCTTGTCGTTGTTGCTTATTAACGTCTTTAATCTCACAGTTATTCATTACGGAAGCGTAGTATTTATGGAGATCTTGTCCCTCATTAATCCTATCCATCATAATAGAATAACCATAGGTGTTATAACTAACTTGAGCTAAAGTGGCAAGTTCTATTGCCGCGTAATCCGTTATTATAAAAGTATTATCTTTATCTTGGGGAACAAACATTTCCCTAATTCCACCTAACTTTGGTAACTGTTGAAAGTTTGGTTTTGAGCAACTAGTTCTTCCAGTATTTACCAGTAAATTGTAGCGTGGATGAACACAGTTTGTCGTAATGTCCCTAACAAATCCACTGGCTTTTTCAAGGCTCTGATATTCCAAGAAGGAGGCAACGAATTGATACTTTCTATATGGTGCCAAGTCGTCTCCTGCACAAGACAGCTCTCCAGTACTAGTTTTTGGCAATTTATCGGAAATACCAAGCCTAACCATAATATCGTTAAATACATCCTTTATACCTTTTCTTCCTCTAACCCATCCCCATGAAGCCAATATATCTCTATGTTTTTGCATCTCAATATCAACACCTTCTAACCAACCATCTCTTTGAGAAAGATCAAATCCTATGCCGTTTTTGTGCATATGAAGTAATGCTAAATCACCCTTTACTTGGATATCATGGGACAGTAAGTTATTATGTTTATCGTGAGGTCTTATTTCACCTATCAAAGCAAAATAGATTTTATATGTCGCAATTACGTCAATCGCACCATACTCTAAGTAGTTATCAGGAATTGAGGATATTTTACTCCCTAAAAATTGTCCAAAGTTCTCTCTAGTTTCGTCCTTAACTAATTCCTTCCCTAAATATATTTTGCTAAGTAAACTGAGATTTCTTTTAAAGGGGACAAAGCCATGTTGAGCAAGGTGTGATAACCTGTATAATACACCAATATCACGAACGCGATCATTATCATAACTTCTATACACACGTTCACTACTGGATAACTTTTTCGAAAGTACGTCCATATCAAAAGGGGCGTTTTGAAGCAATAAATAAGAATCGCTATGACAGTCCATAAAGGCACCGATTTGATCTTCTGGTATGTAATAGACATTATTTCCTCCTGAAAAAGCTTGCATTGTTACTAGGTCGGGAGTCATGTAAAAAGGCATCATTGTAGTCTCTGTGTCTATTGCCACGAAACGTCCTAATTTTCCAATTTCCATATTCCAAATTGTAATTTCATATGTTTGGTCTAAGAATATCATTCTACGTCCATCCCTTCTTTTAAATCTGTTGTAAGATAGCCACATGCACTTAGAAATATTAAAAACTGCTCTACAATGTCATCTCGGTCTACACTATCTATTTCAAAAGTTATATCGGATATATCGAATCTGTTATTAGGATCTTTTATACTTTTAAAGATGTACATGATAACTCCATATTTGTTAGTTGTAAAATTAAGTTCATGGTAGCTAAGCTTTTTACCATTTCAGAAAATACATGGTTCATTCTTTCTTCTGGATCTATTATGTGTGATAAAGCTATAGAAAGAGTGGCTTGTAGTTCAAATAATTCTGGATTTTTATTTAATAGATCTGTTAGTTCTTGTTCTAATAACGCTATGTTCATAGCTCCCTCCGTAGGTCGGTTGAGCCAGTCGTACCTTCGGCACTCTGTCTCTAAATAATAACGATAGCTCGTCAACCTAACCACTTTCAGCTTACTGTTTTTAAACTCGTCACTTATCATTACCAAGCAAGCATGGAAAAGCGGTCGAGAGGCAGGTTACGCCTTAAACGAGCAGTTTTAAACCTTACTCAGGGTTGACCGTTTAACATTAGCAGGATAGCTTTTCCCTAGTAAGGAGCATCAGCCCTTTTGCAACTAACTCCGAATTATCAGTTTCGGTGTTACATGGGCTTTTTATCGCGCCATAAACTTTTTAATGTTATTTCTAGGCTTACTCTTTTTCATCGTACCGTCAGCGGCTTTGTATGAAGAAGGCTCTTCAATATTTACTACGGCAATAAAAGGGATCTCGGTCCACTGTTCTAAAAGCGTTCTGTCGTTGTTGATACCTTCTAAACCACCTGCACCAACGGCTTTTAAATAATCGTCTAACTGATTATTACCTATTTCTTGTGCCTTTGGGTTAGTGTGTTCAACCAGAAAGTTGTGGAAGATCAATCTACCTTTTTGCTCACCATTGACTACTTCAAATCCCGATGAAATTAATACACCGGCACCATTTTTAGTCTTCTTTTCCTCAAACCTACTTAGCCTTACCATGTAATCACCGGCATCTAAAGGTTGAAATGTTGGTTTCTCTGTTGTTTCACTCATAATTACTCCTTGTCGGCTTCTTCCGACTTGATTGTGAGATCTCTTCTCAATTGAAGTTTAACCTCTGGATTTTTGTTACTCTGTAATATTTTCTTACACTCTCTATACAGATATCTTGATTCAGTAGTTTTTGCCTCTACAATAGGCGCTTCTCTTTCTGTGTGGTTTCCATCGGGCTGTATTTGGGCAATAATTTTACCACCTACAGCAATTGCTCCATGCTCTCTATCGTCCGATTTAGGGGATAGGTCACATTGTAACATGCGCCTTAGCTTCCTTGCCTGTTTACCGTTCATTTCTTACCCTTTTTATCTTTAAGAGACTCAATTAAATCCCCAAGTTTCTCTAGTTTCTCTAAAATAACAGAAAGTTTATTTCCGTTCTCATCAACCTTTTTATCTCTTGCAATCTGTCTTTCTTTTGCTGTTGCCATTAAATATTCCTCGCTACATAAGCTAACGCTGCTAACAACGCCACGTTCGTTATAAATCGTATCATAATTTCTTACCATTTCTAAGTAAAAACTTTAAGTGATCTTCAAGTCTGTCAATTTTACATTTAAGTTGGTAATTTTCCTCAAGAAGATCATCAATAAAGCCATCCCTAAATTCGCTTTGCTCATCAATACTTAAATAAATCTCTGCCATGTTCTTATCAAAATCATCTGCTTTACTCATCTTTATCTCCTTTAGTTACGCACCAATCGTTTCCACAATGCTCTTCGCATGTTCCACAAGTCGGCTCTAGTAGTTTCTCTAACTTTATTATTAATGCTTTAAAATATTCAAAATCACAATGGTTGGGTTTATTTTCAACTAATGATTGCAATCTATCTATAGTTAATCTAATGATAAATTTATCAGGCATCTAGTGTTCCTACATAATGATGCGTATCACTACCAAACATACCTATTACTACCATGGTTATAGAGGCAGCATCGGACTCCACTATTAATAATTGATTTAATGATACATCATAATAAACTATTTCTATACTGCTTAGTTCAAACATTACCTTAACTCCTCAATTTTATTCTCAAAATAAACTCCAGTAGACTCGGCTACCTTCAAAATTTCAATCGCTTTTAAATAACTGTCTCTACCTCGTTGCAACATTGCCTCACTGGCTTTAAAGATCTTTGTCCCTAGGTCTTTTTTACTAACAAACACAAAGTAAAAATCATGTGGTTTACCTGTAACCTGTTCGGCAAGATCTACATATAAAGCAGCGCTTACATCATATCCCCAGTGCTTACAAATATCTTCGATCTCTTCAAGAGAAGCCGAGCCTATGGCTGCTGCTGTAGTCTTTAGATCGTTTATAGAGCCAAAGTCTTCAAACTCTTTTCTATAATCGAATCTAGTCTTTACTTTATAACCATTAATCTCACCACAAAGTGTTTCTTCAGCCTCACCACCAGAGAAAAATGATGAAATCATTACTTCCGTTTCATTTTCAGCACTCCCTAACTTAACACTAGCTTCCTCATAACTTCTCATCATGCCATCAACAAGACTTTTTTGAGAAGCCGTAATAATGGTTTTACCTTCATTAGCTTCTTTAAACTCTTTCCAAACGTCGCCCGATCTACGAGTCCCTGTAAAAATCGCATATTCGACTTCTTCTAAGTGAGGTTCTAATACTCTAGTGTGAGCATAAGAGCCGATAGAAAGCGCGTCAGAATTAAAGTTTTGAGGCTCATTTAATACATAATTCTTGTAGTACTGTCTTGGATCTTTTAGAATTAATTTTAATGCAGAACTGGATTTGTATTCACGGTCGTCGTGGTACTCCTCGTTTGAACATTTCTCATTAAATCCATTAGTTAACTTTTTCATGATATCTCCTATTTACTTATGTTAACGGTATTGATAATCTAAGTATTAGTTTACTTTTTCAGCATAACGACGATCTTTAATTATTACTTCTAAATATTCCCTTTTAAGAAGGTTTATTCTATCACCGTTTTTCTCATGGTATCTAATGTCAACCATTGTTATCTGGCGCTTTATTGCATGGTGACCACAGTAAACACAGTTACCCTCAGAGTCAGGTGCTGTAACGTGTTCTTTGTAGTTCTTCGTTATACAGTTACAAAAATATTCTAATGCTCCTAATTTCACGTTCGACCTCCGGTCTCACAACGCTCTATCGAGCTTAAAGCCTCTGATGCAATATCTACAGCCTGTTCTAACCATACATCTTCAATTATTTTATTAAAAGCCTCGGTTGCAATACGCAACTTTTCTTCTAGTGTACATATTAACAGGTCTTGGTTTTTCATTTGATCGTATACTTCATTAAGTATTAATACTTTACTCATTTTACACTCCTAAAAATTATATTCTGAACACCATCCATAGTCTCTAGATCCCTAGTTATCAAGCCAGAAGCTAAAAGGTCTTCTAAAATGTTATCTCTTTCTCGTTTCGTAAGCGTTCTAGTTTTCTTATACAATTCTTCTTTTATCATAAAACCACCATTATCTGCAATTGTATTGATAACTTTTTGGCTATTCATTTGCGTCTTATTTTCAAAAATATACTTATCCACGACTTCTCCAATAGTTTCATAGTAGTACATAATAAGAGCGTATGCAAAATCTACATCCTTTTTCTGAATGACTGGTACATCCTGTACTGTTCGGCAACACGCACTTACTATGACTAACTTGACCATTTGTTGATACAAACGGGCAATAATGGGTAATTTAGGATCATCTTGTTTAGTTTCTCGTCTTAAATCGTCTAATTTTGCAAATATTACATCTAATTCCTCTTCAGCGCCCCTAGATGCGTTAATTTCTATAAAACTTTGTGTAATTCCACCTAGTTCTAGCTGAGAAGCCTCCTCTACATGATCCTCAACCCTAAAACTATACCAGTAATTAAGTTGTTCCTTTACATATGTAGGCAGCTTTGGAAAAGAGCGAAGTCTAACTGCTTCTGCATTATTGTCCCCTAGGAAGATCAAAAAACGCCCCATAAGACCTTTTTCTATGGCTTGACGACTTACTCCCTCACTAAAACCGGCAGGTGTTGTAGAAGCTAATATGTTTACATTAGGTCGATAGCATGTTCCTTTGTTTCCCTCGGCTGTCTGTCTACCTAGGTACTTTGTGTTACTACTTGTGTATAATTCTGCTAATATGTCTGCCATTTTCCCACCATAATCACTTTTAGATGAGTTAACCGTTCTTAAAATTCCACCTGCTTCGTCTAAAATGTCTAACCTTACTGGCTTGTTTGCCAAGCCATCCATAAGGGAGGCATCGCTAACATAATCTCCTGCACCTAGCATTGAATCGGCTCTCATGTCTATTAAGATTTCCTTAACAAAGCTTTGAGGCTTGTCTTTTCCAGAGCCAGAAGGTGAAATATTAAGCACATACAAGTTAGGTGACAAGCCCTGAAAAACAATCTTTCTAGAAGTCAGAGTACTTACTAAAGTAAGAACTGCACCTAGGGCAAGATCGGGCTGCTTTATCCAACTGTTATTTAACAGGGTTGTATGTAGAGTCTTTAGCACAATAGGGGCAAGTGACATTATATCGTTTACATTTCTTTGCTTTGGTTTTTTCGGTGCCACCGGCGCTTTTCCCTCTTCCCCTCCATTTGTGTCATTTTTTGACACTTTCGGCATAATCGGGAGTTCGTAGGCGTTTGAATCTCTATAATGTCTGTTATTAATAGTAGATAAGTGATTACTGTAAAAAACCAACGCATTTGTTACTGGCTCCGTATGTCTAAATTCATTTGCATCTGTAAATAAAGGTGGCTCATTTGTCTCTAAATCAAATTGTATAAGATCGTTTACAGCGTTTCCTATAGGTATCCCCTCTTTTATCAAAGTGCCACAAAGAGAGGATAATTCATCATTTCTACCCGAAAAGACCTTACCTAAAGAAGCCTGTACAAGGTCCGGAAATTTGCTACGGAGTACTGAGCCTATGTGAGCAAATAAAGCCGGTGGTAATATTGGAAGATCATTTTTATCAATAGTTAAAAGAGTCTTCTCAGAGGTCCATACATAATCTAAGCCGTTAGGGTGGCGACTTGGCGGTATCGTTGTCTTTTTATTCGTAGACAAAATTTCAACCACCATGTCACCATTAAACTTTAGAGAGTCAGTGCTTTCACCTGAAAACCTAAAAAATCTCGTTTCCCCTTTACTACCTTTCTTTACCACAGGGCTAGTTGGTAACATTGGCATGATAACGTCCAAAATTCTTTGGTCTACGCAATCAATGTCCAATGCTACCACGCCTGACGACTCCCCCAAGGCTAGATCTAAATTAGTCTGGCTAAAGTTTTTCGTCCATGAAACAACCTCATCAACTGTTGGCATCCTATAACAGTATTCAGACCAATTCTTTATAGCCGGCATCTTGCTAGCATATTTTCCGGGAATTACAGAGTATCCGCTTTGTTGGTAAATTTTTTGATTGTCCACATAATGATTTTTACTGGTTTCTACAGTTTGCATATGAATCTCTCCTTTGTGTATTTCTTAATATTTTTTGGTTGTCTATATCTTGCTTGTATCCGGTAATATAGTTGTATAATTGACCACTAGCCGGGTTGACCTCATCTCTAGTGGCAACCGTATAGTGACCACAATTATTACATATTCCTTCAGCACAGGTCAATACTTTTCTATATGGTGTCTTTCCGTTCCTAGTATCCCTTTCTTTGTTAGGGTTTAAACTACATGTACAATAATAATGAACCATGATATACTCCTTTAATGGAAATTAAACTGAAACTACACTCTAAACCTATTTCAACCAACTCAGCCTATTATAAGAGAAACAATTCTTTTAATGAAGGCTCTAGACAATGGAGATCTAATTTCCTCTTTGAACTTCAAAATGAATATAATCAAAATGAAATAAAAAAACTAAAATCACATTTTAACCCTCATACTCACATGCTGAGGGTATCTTTTACATGGTATCAACCCATAGACATCATTTTAACTAAGTCCGGTACATTGTCGCTTAGGTCTATGGATGTCGATAACTGTTTAAAAATTCCTACCGATTGCATCTTTGATAGAAAATACAATAATACTTGGCTTTCTTTAAGAAAAGGTAGAGAGAAGTCCCTATATAAAGGCTTTTCTACCATAAAGAATCTTGATATCAATGATAAGTTTATTTTCGATACTAGAAGCATTAAAGCTCCTTCAACTGACGGGTTGTACCATTGTTTAGTGGTAATAACGTCGGTTCCTTTGTATCAACCATAATAGTATAACCTAATAGTTCCAATCTCTTCTTTATCACAGATATTTTAAAGCCGTTTTTCTCTCTTACTGCATCTTGAAATTTCTCAACTAAATCACTTACTTCTATCATATTTTCTCCCTATGTCGGTTTCATTAAGCACCTATTACTTTTTAACCTTATCATGAACGTTAACCATAATATTAACACACTGATTAATTATTTCAGGGTGTGTCCCCTTTGGTGGGGAGGGGGAATAGAAAAAAAGAAATAGAGAAAACTTAACTTCGTTTCTCGAGGTGTCATTTAATCTATCAGTTACCTCTTGATATAAATCCATTTTTGCTCCTATTTGTGCATACAATATACTGTATTGTTTATTGTTCTTTTCATTTTAATTTCTCCTATACATTTTTATATAATTTTTCTATTTCTCTTTTTATTATCCATAAAGTATCTAAACAAGCCTTTTCTTCTGATATTATAGGATCATATTCATCAAACTCTTCTCTATTTTCTATAGCTTCTTGAGTGTTATTTTCCATTTCATCTATAAATTTTAATAATGTTTTAATTTTACTCATATTTCCCCCTTACGATTCATTATTATATGCTTAATTAATCATCTAAAATCTACTCTAAATGTCACTTATTAACATTATAAGGCGGTTTTAATGTTGTTCCATTTTCTATTAAATGAATGAGTATTTCTTTTTG